GCATAACTTATAACACCTTTTACAGTATTTGCAACCTCTGTTTGGACCTTTATACTATCTCCTGCTTCTAAATTTAAAACTTGACCTGCAGCCTGTTCTGTTGCGTCTGCAGTTAAATCTTTGTGAAAAAATTCATAATCCGCAGATGCAGAAGAATCATGTAAATACATCTCAGTTAAATTATTACTATTATGTTCATTTGTAAGACTAATGCTTTTTACTAATGCTACAGAACTAGTATTGATAGTTAGTATAGTTGTTAAATTAGTTGTAGTTAAATTAAAACCTTGATTTTTATATTGTATAGTCATTATGATATAAACCAGTTAAACGTATCTTGTTCATCTTTTAAATCTTTTTGATAACCAAAGTTTAATTCATTTTTTAATGTAGATAAAGCTTCTAATATCTGTCTTTGATTTTCGACATCATATTCTTGTTTAGGCTCAGGTATATATGCTGCTACTTTAGCCATTATGCAAACCTATCTGGGTCTCTACCCATTCCTGATTTACCAAAACCTGTGGATCGTCTTTCACTTTCAGGTCTTGATGCTCTATAAGATGATAAGTTGCTATCGGTAGATCCACCTAAACTAGTTATTGCTTCATTCAATTTAGTTAAATTAGATGCACCATAAGCTTTGCCGGCTTCTTTTCTTGCAAGTATTTTATTTCTTCTGTTGATAATAGATTCTAATGGTCCTGTACCAAAACCACTTATCATATTATAATTTTGCATTATACCACCTGGCCCATATATATCTTGTAACTGAGTTCCATAACCTGCTTGTTGTAGTCTTCTAGTATCTATTGCACTTTGTGGATTTGGATTTATTAAACTTGTTAATAATCCTATTCCAGGTATGCCTGATGCTAGACCTACTAAACTTGATATACCTGTTCCAATTAAATCTCTACCAGAGCCATACATATTACTAGCTCCACTTAACATTCTTCTAAGGAAATTTTCTTTTGGTTTAGTAAAAGTTTGTCCTAAAATTCTATTTTGATCTGCTATGGTTCTAGGAGTCGAATATCTCATATCTCCAACACCTGAATACGGTAGTTGATTTTCTTCCATTAAATCTATGTCCGTAATACCACCTGTTTGAACATTTGTAGGAAATATGCTTTGAAAGTTTGTTGGATTAAATAGATTAGCTTTCCTTTGATTCTCTGCAATTATTTGTTCAACTAAATCTTTATTAACCATTTCCTGATTAGTAGTAAAAGGTGTATACATATTTGTAGCTGCCGATGTATTAGTTATACCCGTACCTAAATCAAAAGTTGGCATATTATATCCTAAAGATAAATTTGGAACCGTAGGTTTTTCAGCTGCACTAGCTGAACCAAAAATACTATCAAAAAAACCTGATTTAGGAATTTTTTGTTGAGCATCATACACAGCTTTCATTTGATCATAATTTTCTTGACCAGATAATCTTAAATTTTCTTTTTTAGGATCATATGATTTTTGAAACTGTTGATCATAAAACCTTTTGTCCATAGGACTTAATTTATTATATAAATTATTAAAGTTTATTTCAGCCATTATCGTCTACCGTCTGGTTTAATATCCACTCTTAATGTTCCATAACGCCAAGTTTCACCTATAGCGTCATTCTCAATTTTAATTGAAAGCAATCTTCCTCTTGCTCTAGTATCTACTTTATCAGTAGAACTTGTAATTGTAAAGGGACCAAGCGGTGAGCTTGAGGCCGTGTTATTTGGATAATCATTTAATAATAAGGTTACTTTTGAATTACCTGTTAATACTTGAAAGTCTGGTACAAAACGTTTCATAGACATGATAAACTCCCCATCTCCTTTAAAATCAGCTATGCCAGTTGATTGACCCGTGATACCTCTACTAGCAGATATATCAAAGTCTCCGGATTGGATATAAGCATTAATAGATGTAGTGCCTGATGAATTAATTTGATCGGTTCCAGTTTCATGAGCATAGTAAGTTGATGCTCCGTATAAATTTGTAATTCCTTGAATATTAAAATTAGGTGTAGCTGTTGAAATATATTGTGTTGCATAAGGCACATCAAATACACCTGTATCTGCATAAGATGATCTAGCTAGTGATCCAGTTGTCCAACAATTTTCACCATAGTTATAAGTAACGCATCTATCAATTTGTGTAGATCCAGCTTTTGGATAAAACCAGGTAACTTCATTATATAAAGTATTATGCTCACCATAAATAATTTGTGATGCATTATAATTAACACCTAAATTATCTCCTGTAGTTGTAAATACAAAATCTTCTACTAAACATGGTAATGCTTTAACTGTTCCATCAAATGCAAAAAATCCACCTTCGCCTGACATCCAAAATATCATACCATTAGAATAACTAACTGCATTTTGTCCAATACATCCACAGTTAGTTCCAACTTGTCTAACTGAAAAAGTAAATGGTGGGCCAACAAATTGAATTACATATGCTGCACTATCTGTTAATACAAATACATAATCTTTACCTTGAACAGCTGCTACAATCCTGTTTCCTGTATCCAGTCTAAATGTACCTGCAGTATTAGTAGCTGTTGGTTGATAGGTGTTATAATCTTCTTGATTTGAAAATCTTATAAACATTGGATCTTGTGTTAAAGGATTACCAATCGTTGTTTCTGTTCCAAAATGAAATAAATGTCTATCTCGATCCGATACTAAAGTTAATCTTGATTTAGTAGGAGCACCTGACATAAGAGTTGCTCTATTTGATCTAGGTGATGATGCTCCCGCATCCCAAGTAAATGTTCGACCATTATGAATTGTTGCAATTAATATTTCACCAAAGTTGTCAAGACTCCAGATGCCTGGATCCAGAATCACGTTACTAGTTGTACGCTCCGTGCCCCAGGTAGAATCTCCCCATAAGTATGTACCCCATCCATAACCTGCAGTTTGAAATGTTGGACCAACAGAAACATACGGATCAATTTGTGCGGACCCTGTTCCAGAAGTTGTACCTGCTGAATTAGATGGCATAGTAATATCAAATGCATTTGCAGTTACATTTGATATTTCAAATGTATTATTTTCAAAATCAGTTGTTGCATAACCCGATCCTGTTGGAACAGTAACTGATGAAAACGTTACATATCGTCCAGCGCTTAATCCATGAGAAGTTTTATTTACAGTGACTGTTGGAGAACCGGTTGATGCATCAAAATCAGCTCCAGTAATTCCTGTATCTAAAGGTGTGATGTCATAAAACTTTTCGCCGTAGTATAAAAACAAACCTTGTGATGTTCCTATAGCTGCATATTTTTCACCTGCTAAAGAAGTCCATGTATGCTGTGCTCTAGCTGCACCGGGAAGAGTTTCATTGTCAATAGTTAGTTGTTGCCAACCACCTATTTTTTCTGGAAGTCCATATCGAAATCTAACAAAATCACCATCAGTCCACTGAGACTCAGCCCCTGATTGTGTTATTTGTTTATTAAAACCTGGTTTAAACTGTAGTTTTTGAAGCATAGCACCTCATTATATATGCTTTTTATTATTTTGGTAGTACTATATTCCACTCTAGCTTGGATAGCAAATCTTGTAAATATACTTTTTGTAGCTTATTTTCTTTTAAATAAGTGTGAAGTTCTTCAATATCAACTATGATCCATTGGTCTTTAGCTTCAAATACCATTTTATTGGCTTTTGTTTCTATACTTCCTTTTTTTCCTAATTCATTTCCATGTTTAGAAATAGGTCTTAAATCAAATTTAAAAGATTGATTAGATTTATTTTTAATAATACCCTCTATATCCCACAGCTCTTTTTGTTTTTGTTTTTTAATAGGATATTTAATATTTTTTAGATGCTTTAAGAAGCTATCCAAGCTGTGCCGTTCCAATCGTATACTGTTGGTGTTTCCGCTGTATCGTCTGATTTAGTTGCTGTCCAACCTTTTGTATTGTCAGCATTATATTTATCTTCATTCCAAATAATGATGTATCTCCAAACAGAAGGATCTGCTCCATCATCTGTAATTGTTGGATAAGCAATAGGTGCTTGCCAATCATCATTAGAATCTAATGACCAAGATGCAAAAAATTGTGGAGATATAAATTTATCTTTTACAGGATCATATCTATAACCAGGACCACAGTATTGTTTTCTAAAATTATTATTATAAGAAGTTTGTTTCCAAGTCCCACCTTTAAAAAAATTAACGCACCAAGTTTCTCCATCAACGTGCATATCATTTTCTCCTAATGGTCCAGCTGCTGTTGATATATCATTTCCTACTACAACAACTCTTTTTACAATTTGATGTATTTCAGTGGTAAAACCTGTTGGGTCTACTTTTGATTCTAGTTCTGCAAAATGTGCCATGTTTATAACCTTTTATAATTTTTTTAAAAGCACGGAGAGTGGTGTGGTGGAACTCTCCGTACAAGTCTATATAATAGACTATTTTTTAGTATTAGTCAATTTAATACTTTTAAACCAAGCAGGTAAGCCCAGTAAAGGTCTTTTATCTAAATAGTTTTCTTTAGCAGTTTTAGATCCTGCTTTATTATAATGTAAGAATACTTGACCACAATTCTTACCTTTGAATTCTTCTCGCCAATGTTCTAATTCACAACCAGAATAAATTAACATATCCCCAGGTTCAAGGTCGACTTTAATACCTGCCTGACCTGTTTTACCTGTTGGATCCAAATAGATTGGCCATTCATCTCCACCTAGATTTAATGTTGTTGAAATTTCACACGAGTATCTATCTTTATGTCTAGCAAGTACATCACCTTCTTTATAGATTCTTGCATAAGAATATGTTTCAGATAATTTTAAACCTGTATGTTTTTCCATAACAGGTTTTACTTGTTGTAACAAAGTTTCCATTGCAATGTCAGAATAATGTGAATAAGTATTTGGAACTTGTTGATCATTCCATACACCAAAATATGTTGTAAATGGAGATATATATTTTTGATCAAATAAAAATCTTGCAACTTGTCTTTTGTTTAAAAAGTATTGATAAACAAATGCAGCTAACTCAGATGAGATAGCTTTTTTTAATACTGTGTATTTATTTTTTTTGAATGACATTATTCTCTCCTTTGTATTGTAATACTGATTTTGGTATTGCTTGGCAGTTCCAATGTATAAATCTAAATGGCTCATAACCCATATCTACAATATATTGATGAGGCATGTATGATGGAAAAAAAATCATTCTTCCAGGTTTTACTTTATAATGTATTTGTGAAGTTGCATAAGTGATATTTGTTTTATTTTTTTCTGGTAACAAATTCATTATATTACCTGGTCTTGGATCTTCAAATATTGGCATAGATGTTTTCTCACTAGCTTTTAAAAAATAAAAACCAGACATATGTCCATTCCAATGAGTATGTAAAGCATGGTGACCGCCCCCTTTTTTAGCAAACTCTTGTACCCACATTTCAGTTATAAAAACTTGATAATTAGTTAAATCAAAACCCATCTCAACTAATAAATTATGTGCTGTTGCTCCTACATAATTTTGTAACTGTAAAAATTTAGGATCACCTATTAAAGTTGTAGAATGAAAAACATGGCCCATATCTCCTTTATCACCATATTTTTTATTTCTTTCATTAATTGATTTTTTTGATTCTTTTTGAGACTTTTTAATATAAGAATCTGAAGCTTTATTTAATTTATTTACAAATTTAGGTTCATCAGCCCACCATATAGGACAAGGAAAATAATTCTCTAAATTTAATTTTTCTGGAAATGTCATGTTCATTTTGTATACCAACAAGGTATTGTATACCTTTCTCCTTTTTTAATTGTATTTACACCATGTTTAATTTTATTTCCACTAAATAATATCATTAATCCTTTTTTAGGTTTTATTTTAATATTGTCAATTATGGTCTCTCCTCCTTCAAAATTATCATTTAAATAAATAATGCTAGTATAGTAATGATTTTTAAAATCTAAGTGAATATTTTGATTAGAATTTTCTAACCATTTTACAATTTGAAAATAATTAACAAAACCTTTTTTATTTATTTTTTTAACAGTATAATCAAGACGACCATTTAACTTTTTAGCTTCATAAGTAAAATTTGTATGAGTGTTTGAAAAAGGAAAAATAGTAATAACTTGAGTTTTTCTATAATTAAAACTTCTCTTATCTTTTTCTGGATTAAAAAACTCTAAGTGTTTATTTATAAAATATTCACACTCACTTGGTTTTAAAAAATTTTTATATTTATAGATTTTAGGTATCATTGAAATGGCCATCCTAAATTCCATATAACTAAACTATTACGTTCTCCACTTTTTACTGGACATACTCTATGCCATACAAATGAAGGAAATACGACTAAAGATCCTTTAGGTAATATTTCTTTACATTTAACAATATTAGGTTTTTTATCTGGATCTAAATTTCTAAAATCAAATTCTAATTCACCACCTTTATAATCTTTAGGGTCTGATAAAGTAACGGTTACTGATAATTTTCTAATTTTGCCATTTGTTGGATCTTGTAGATTATCTTGTGTAAAATAAGCTTTATTCCAACTATCACAATGCCAATCATAATATTGTCCTTTTTTATATTTTGTAAATTGACAAGACTCTGACCAATCCCAATTAAAATTCCAACCCGCATTTTTATTTGCTTTATGAACATAAGGTTGTATTTCTTTATAAATCCAACGATCATTCATCCAAACAATATTTGAATTTCTTTTCTTTTTTAAATCTTTAACTTCGTTTTGATTTAATTTCTTTTTTCCAAAACCACCTGTTACTGCCATTTGATCTTGCATTTGATGACCATACTTTACAATGTCATCACAAATTCTTTCAGGGATAACTGATTGAAAATACCAGTAATAGTTTGTTAAGTTCATAATTCTGTATGTGTTTCTATAACATATTAAAATTAATTATCAACCTTTTACCATTCTTTTTAGGATGATTTGCAGCGTGCATAATTTTTCCATCGAATGTTAAAATTCTACCTTTTTTAGGTTTTACAGTTTTTATCGAATTATTTAATTTTAAATAAGTATCTCCATCACTATCATTTACATAATAAATAAGCACTTTATGAGAATTTGGATTATCTATATGAAATATATTATGTTTTTTATTTGTAGTAGTTTTAAATTTTAAATTAGCCTTACATCTCAATATTTGAGACGTTTCCATTTTTAATTCTTTTAAAAGCTCTACAATTATTCCTATATGTTGAGAGTTAATTTTACCTTTATCTATAAATTTATGAGACATTTGAAATTCATTAAAAGTATCTTTAGTCTGTATTTTATATTTTTTAGGCATTGACGATTGCAATGATTCTTTCTGGTAAAACCAAGGAAAATTATTATTTAATAAATAATTTTCTATTTTATTTTGAAATAATTTTGAAACTAAATTATCAAATACTTTCACAAATTAGCTATTTACAGTAAATGTACCAGAAACTGTAAAAGTTGCAATTTTATCTCCACCAGGAGCACACGCAGCTGTATTACAACCAGGTGATAATGTTACACAAATAGCAGAAGGGTATCTAACTAATACAACTCCAGAACCACCATTTCCACCAGCAGTATAATCACCTCCACCGCCACCACCGCCACCACCAGTGTTAACTGCTCCAGGTGTTTGAGGAATATTAATAGGTTCTCCTGATCTTCCAGCTCCACCAACTCCACCACCACCAGCTCCACCACAACCACTATCCGCTCCATTTCCGACAGGGGCACCACCGCCACCGCCACCACCGCCAGCTCTTACAGTACAATCTCCAGGCCAAGCAGATGAACCTGCTCCACCATTTCCTCCTACAGTAGAAGGTGAATTACATCCAACAGCTCCAGCACCACCACCTCCAGCACCACCGCCTCCAACACCACCACCGCCTGTTCCACCATTATTTCCTTGACCACAAATTCCTGATCCAGCTCCAGGATTTGTACCTCCTCCTCCACCACCAGAACCACCTGGTTGTCCAGATAATTTATATATAGAAGGAAAAGGTCCTGTATTAGGTTGACCACAAAAACCATCTCCGCCGCCACCACCACCAGTTACACTTAGTTCTAAAGCACCACCAGCATCAAAACTAGAAGTACCTCCCTGTCTTGTAGCGGCTGGGTTAAAAGTTGCAGCTCC